CATCGGCCACCACAATGACAGTAACAGTAAACGATAACACATTGGATTTAACGATAATTTATGGATAACTTGGGCGCTTTACCTATTGATGATTTTTCCGGTGGCATGACTGACTTCACAATCGGTGGTGACATTCGGCAAAATGAAATCATCAAAAACATGGTCATTGATGAAAATAAAGATCTCATTACAAGGCCTGGTAGCCGTCCAAAATTTGAATACAGAATCACGACAAACGAAGTGCCTCAAGTTATCATCCCTTACTCTACTGAGTTTTTGGTTCAAGCCGAAAGCTCTCTTTATTTCATGGACTCAGGAAGTGCCACAGCAATTAACGTGACGGGTGGAAGCGATGCTTTTACTGGAGCAACGAGTTCAAGCAAGATTAGATTTTCTAGATGGAATGACAATGTTGTGCTCACTAGTAGTGATATGATTTACCCCCTAAGGGCATGGAAAAACCAAAGTTCAACTTATGAACTAGAGCGCCTTGGGATGCCTCATATACTTCTTACCTATGCGATCACTTTAGCAAACGATATAAAGGCGAAATACAATGCTCACGCTGTTGATACTGGCGAACACTCTTCTGCTGAAACATTATTGATTACATCACCTGATGCCACAGACCTTGATACCTTACTGACATTAGCTTCAGAGCTTTTAACTGATTATGAATTACACCTTGATAACTCTGGCATTCACCCGGGGGCAACAAGCAACAGATTAGAGCAAAGAGACTTCACCACTATTTACGGTGCTGCGACAGCACTCACTGACCTTAAGGCAAAATTTAATGCTCATGATGCTGATGGCACAGCCCACACATCAGGTGGGAGCTCTCACCAAGTTACGGCAAAGTCTACGGCCACAGAGTTAATTTCTAGTGCTGGTGGGTCTGGTAGCTCATATCTTTACGCGCTTCATTACAAATACACATATCAAACGCTAGATAAAACATTTATTGAAAATAGCGACATACTTTTTTTAGAAGTTTCAAATGTTGGGACTCCTAACGCACAAAACATTACAATTACCCTGCCTAACCTTAGCTCGATGAGCGAGTACGATGTCTCTAATATTTCGGTGGCGGTTTATAGGACATTCGATGGTGGGCAGGACTTTTTTAAACTCGATGAAGTCCCCGCCAATACTGCCACCTATGTTGATTCAAAAACTGATCTGGCAATAGAAAACAACGCTCCCATTTACTCTGCTGGAGGAATACTAGCCGATGAACCGCCTCCTCGATCTAAGTTTAATGTTATTGTTAATGACACTCTTGTGCTGGGCCATATCAAGGACGGTAATTTAGAATTACCAAACTTTATCCAGTTCTCAAAACCAAACAGGCTTTACTCTTGCCCAAGTCAATTTCGCTTAGAATTCGATGAGGACGTTAAGGGACTGGGCTACATCAACACCTATACAATCGTTTTTTGTGAATCTAAAATTTACCGAGTTGAAGGTGGATTTTCTTCAACAGGAGAGGGGTTTGTTAGAAAGCGCCTTATCTCCGACACCGTGGGCACGCTATCTCACGAGTCAATCGTCAATACTAAGTCTGGAGTATTTTTTGCCTCTGAAGATGGGTTTTATTTTACCGATGGTTTTCAGTACAAGAAAATTTCCACGGACATTAACAAAACGTTTAAGGCACTTGCCTCGGTAACTGATATCAAGGGGACATACAGTAAACTCAATAATAGAGTTTTGTGGTCTGCGAAAAGAGACTCTAGCAACACCTATAATGACACAATCTATGTGGCTCACCTCGATTATCCGACAATTAAGGATGGCTTTGCGTTTTCCTTCTTTGATGGTGGGGAGGACGGGAGTAACTTCTCCGTGAGCGGGATTGGTTTTGACAACGAGGCTGGTAACAATAATCTTTTAAGGCTCTATCCAAATGGATATTTTATTTATCACGATGACATTTTAAATGATGACAGCTTTGTTTCGGTAGATAAAACCCCAGACCTTTGGGATACGCAGACTATATTCTATAACATAGACACTGTTAATTTTGATTTCAATGACCCAAAGGTTAGGAAGTGGGTGGCAAAGATGAATGTTAACGCGGCAAATGTGAGCGCGTTAAGTTTACAAATCTCAAGCTCTAATGATAATACTGATCAGTTTTCAAATCTTAAAAGCGTTATTGATCAGTCAAATATCTCCTGGGGAGACCCTACCGTTGTGTGGGGAAGTGATTCGATTCTCTGGAATCTTTTACCGATTATATCAAAGTGGAGGTATTTCCCCGCCACACTGCAAAGCATTAGGTGTATGTATAAGCAGTTAAGATTCAAAAACGCTTATATTATAATTGATACTAGTGATGCCATAGGTAACGTGTCAATTGTTGCAAGCACCACAACAGTCACGCTTTTAAGCCACCCCACAAATACATGGGTTTCTGATTCAGTTAATTATTTTATTAGTTTTGCTCATGAGTCCTATGCTTATGAATATAAAATCACAGCAATTTCCGGGGCTGCCTTAACAATCACAGATAGCGCCAACACTCTCACTGACTCAAGTGATACAGCTTGGCTTATTAAGGGCTACAAGAAAGGTGAGATTTTAAACCTTTCAAATTATGTGGTTTCCTACGCGCCCATCACAATGACTCAACAGACTTCTCAGGGAGATAGTATATGAGTGGAGCCATAGTCCTTGATAGTGAGAAAATAGATGATCCTTACGTTAGGGAGTGTATGGAAAAAATTTCAGAAGCAATAAATGGTAGTAAATTTGTTTCGGGGAAATTTGATATTTTCGAGGTAAATGTAACCAACACAACAACGAAGATCAAAAGCCCTCATGGCCTTAAGTATACTCCTACGGATGTTTTTGTTTCATGGGTGAACCCAACATCAACCATTGCGATTAGGTATGACCTTGTCGATGAAAATAATATTGTATTTACTTCGAGTGCGGCTTGCAAGGTGCGCTTTATTGTGGGAAGGGCTAAATAATGGCTAAAACATGGGCTGTATTATTAGAAGAAGTTAAGGATGACATGAACCTTCATGGTGAGGACTTTGTCTCTGACGCTGAGCTTTTAGCATGGGCTAACGATGGCATTGAACAGGCTGAAAAAGAAATCGTTAGTCTATATGATAAGTATTTTGAGACTGACACAGCACTAGCTCTTGTGAGTGGAACAAAGCTTTATTCGCTTCCCAGTGACATACTCGCCAATAAGATCACAAATATTGAGTATGCAAATGGAAATAGTGAATACGAAATTTTGTATCTTAAGCGAAAAGAACAAGTTCGCTATGAGGGGCAGGGTGGCAAATACTATAGGTATCGCTTGCGAAATGATTCTACTAATGGGATTCAAATAGAGTTTTTCCCAACTCCAACGGAAACCTCATCAGAAAACATAAAGGTCCATTACATTAGGTCAGCAACAAGGCTTGCGTTAACCACTGATGTTATTGAGATCCCCATAGCTGATGCTTTTATTAAGCAATACATGAAGGATCAGGTGAGGGGAAAAGAACTTGGCCCTATGTGGGATCACGCTGAGACTCAGTCTCTGGCTAAGCAAAGAGCACTTATGATTGAGGCTTTGCAGAACATGATTCCTGATGATTCAAGGGATGAGATTATTCCAGACACAAGTTTTTATGATGAAGTTTATGATGATTACGAGGGGATATAGATGTCTTTAAATTTTGGGCAACAGAACAACAGTCAGGCTGATAAAAACTTTAAGCCCCGAGAGTATGCAATTGGTGGCGAGACTTTTACGGCCAGCACTCCGGGCGAAGCGGCAACACTTGATAAGAAAAGACAAGCTTATATTGATGGGAAGGTGGAAAAGTCTGGCCAGCCAGTGAGACCGGAATGGGACTCAATGCTCGGTAAAGATGGGCTTGTTTCTGACCAATACCAGTTAGGCCAGTATGTCGATAGCGCCATGGCTGATGATGAGGGCTTTAATAAGTTTAAGTCTGAAGCTCTAAGAGATGGGCCAAGTGAATACACAAATCGAATGCTCGAAGCTCAAGGGCTAGAGCGACAAGATCAGATTGGGGATATAAATTCCCAGTATCAAATGGGCTTACAAAACGCCACTGATCAAATGGCCTCCCAAGGTGGGCTTTACGCTGGCGCTGGTGAACGCATTGGAGCTAATTCAATTAAAAGTTTGCTTCAAGCAAGGCAGGGGGCTAGGCAAGATTTTAATAAAAACAAACTTGGCCTAATGGCTGATGATGAGAGAAATCGTGTTGCTGGTGTTCAAGGCTTGTCGGGCATGGAAATGGATCGCAATCGAATGCAGCTTACAGGCCGTGAGTCTGACATTAAAAACTCTCTTGTTGAAAGAGACTCGAAGAGAAGCGCTGATCTTGATAAGTGGAACACTGAGATGGAAACCTGGGCTTCTAATAAACAGGCCGATGCTCAGGCAAGGTCTGGTGGTGGGTGTTTCCCCAGGGGCACAATGATCAAGATGAAAGACCTTAGCTTTAAGAAAATAGAAGATGTGAAAATTGGGGACGAGTGTTTCTTTGGCGGGAAAGTTACTAAGACAATCCAGGGAGATGCCACCGGAATGACTTGGTTTGATTACCAGGGGGTTATTGTTACGGGCTCTCACTTGGTATTAGATGGTGGAACATGGAAGCCAGTTGAGGGTACCGACGAGGCCATGGAGTTAGAAGTCAAATTTGAAGTTCTTTATAATTTATCAAATCAGTTTCATGAGATCTCAATTAATGGTGAGGTTTTCTCCGACTATGATGATGTTGATGATGCAACACTTTCGTATAGCGAAGCTTTGAGAGAAAAAAATAGGGAGCTCAATGTTTGAAGATTACTTTCTTGAAGAGTATGGAAGAGAAACAATTGTCACCGAGTGTGGATTTTGTATGTACGTTCTTAATAAGGAAGCCAGTGAGGTTTTCGTTACAGACTTTCATGTGAAAGAAGAGTTTAGAAAAACCTATGAGGGTAAGAAGATGTTTGGGCTAGTCCAAGATATCGCAAGAAATAATGGGTGTGAAATGATCACAGCCCTTGTTTCAAGTGGCATAAAAAACCCCTCTCGCGTGACAAAAATTTTGAAGTGCTATCTTTCAATGGGCTTTGAGATTATGGACTTCAAACATAATCAAGCAATATTAAGGATGATGGTATGAGTGAAAACAAAATTGATCTCAATATGATGTTGGCTGATTTTAGCAATGATGTGGAGCTCACTGAAGAAGTTCGCATGACTCGAAGGCAGAGAATTTGTGATCTTGAGTCTGCACTTTCCACCATTCCTGAATCCTATGACACTGAAGAAGGCGAAGGGTATTTAAAGCACCATTTCGGCACCGGGGTTTATGGAAGAGAGATCTTTATTCCAGCGGGACAGGTTGTTGTTTCAAAGATTCACCGGGGCAAGACCTTGAGTGTGATCGCCATGGGCGCTGTGACGGTGATTAGTGAAGATGGTGCCATGACAGTAGAGGCTCCTTTCACTTTTGTTTCAGACCCGTTTACTAAGCGAGTTGTGGTGAGCCACACTGATGTGATTTGGGTCACGAGTCACGAGAATCCAGATAATTTAGAAAATTTAGAAGATATAGAAAAGCGAATAATCGCAAAAGATTTTACAGAATTAAACCAAATTCAGGGAGGTTCTTGATGGCTTGGATAGCAATAGGAGTCACAGCAGGCTCAGCGGTGTTGGGTGCAAAAAATGCAGATGATCAACAACGGGCACAGGGTAGGCATAACAAAGCAGCAGCGGAACATAATCGATATTCCAATTGGACTGGGAGATCAATGGATCAGAAGTTTGGTGCTCAAAGCACAATGGGTGGATTTCTTGGTGGTGGCTTGGCTGGCTTTGGAGCGAGTAAAGGCATGATGGGTGGCTCTGGTGGCGGTGATCCTGAGGCTCCAATTCCTGAGGCTCCAATTCCTGGCGGTGTTGATGGCGGTGCTTTTAAAATGAATCCAACGGGTTCTCCTATGAAGTCTCAAGATCCTTACACTAGTATGTTGAAGCGTGGGCAAGATCCTAGAGATAGAAATTTATTTGGTAACTAAGGAGTAATAAAAATGGATCAATCATTTCTAGATCAACTAATGTATTTTAGACAACCCGAAAGGGAGGACTATGTTTCTCCTAACGGTGGGGCTGAGCCTAAAGTGATTGATGCTCCAAAGATGGTAAAGACTGCTGAGAGGGTTCGAACTAAAACAAAAGAAACCGGGCCAAAGCGTAGGCCTATGCCTATGCAAGAGGAAATGCCACCCCCTGAGCAAGGTCCATCTCCCTATGGCCAAATGATGGAAGAAGTCTTGGCAGAAAAGCGCGGATCTATTGAAGGTGTCCAAAAACAATTGGAAGCTCAGCAAAGTGGTGGGCGAACAATTGATGGCCTAAACCTTCAGCCCCTTGCCGCTTGGCTTGATTCAATGAATGGCACCAATACAGCCGTTGCCTACGGTGGCCCGACTGAGGCTGAGAAAAGAGCTCAGATAGTTGATAAACTTGGGAGCACTTTGCAGCGGCAAAAAAATGAGTATGCTGATCAAGCGCTAGGCTTCTTTAAAAACAAAGCTTACATGGATCAAGTGGATGCCCAGAGAGGTAATGCTCAGGAGTCTAGAGAATTTGATCAGTGGTACAAAAGAGAAATGCTTAAGGATAAAGACCTTGATCGCGCTGCTAAAGAGCAAGAGGGTGTTGCGGGTAAAGAACTAAGCCAGCAGACTATCAAGTGGCTTAATGAGGGGAAGAGCATTCCCGGTCTACTCACCGATGTTCGCAGTGTTCTAGATAACAACAAAGAAGTTTTCGGTCCAGTAGAGGGTTTTCGTAGAAGCCTGAATCCTTGGGATGAACAATATAGGGCAATGGATTCTCAAGTGAGAATGGCCTCCCAAGAGTTTGGTAAGTACATGGAGGGCGGAGTCCTAAGAAAAGAGGATGAAAAGAAGTATAGAAAGATGTTTCCAAGTGGAACTGACACCCCTGAGTTAGCTAAAAATAAACTCGATATTGTTGAGCGCAGATTGAGAAAAAAACATTTAGACAACATTAAAGCCTATAATGCTCAGGGCTATAATACTAATGGCCTAGCGCTAGGTGCTGGAATGCCTGGAATTCCTGAGGTACTTGGTGGAGGTCAGGGCGCTCCCCAAATAGATCCTGAAAACTTAGATGATCTCACTGATGAGCAGTTGGAGGCAATCGTCAATGGCCAATAGAGAAGAATTATTAAGACAAGCTAGAAGAAAGATTTTGCTTCAAAAAGCCAGGGAAAAGCTAACTGGCTATGTTGATGACCTGGGGTCAACTGTGCAAAAACAACACCCAGAGATCTCAACACAAGATAGGCTTATTTTAAAAAACTTTGCTCAATCTCCCCAAAAACAAATCGAATACTTAAGGCAAGAATATCCAGGCCTTCAATCTGAAATCTCACAAGATGGTCAGTTAAGGGCTAAAAATCCTCAGGGTCAGTGGATGGCAGTCGATCCTGACAACACTGGCTTTGATTACTCACTTGATAAAGAGGGCGGGATGGAAGCCCTAAAAGATGTCGGTGACATCGGGTATGACCTTTACGCGGCTGGGTCTGAAGGAGCGGCGGCTCTAGGCGGTGCAATTGTTGGTGGCGGGGCAACGCTCCCCGCGCTCGGCACTGGAGCAATCCCCGGAGCTATGCTTGCTGGTGGCGCGTCAACTGCTGCAAATGAGGCTATGAGGCAAAAGTTTGGCCAGTACCTTGGTATCCCTCAAGAAGTCAGCGGTGAAGATGTGGCAGTGAGTGGCGCAATCGGTGCTGTTGCTCCCATGGCTTTCGGTGCTGGGAAGGCCAAGGGTCTTGTGCCAATTGCTGGTGAGTATGTTGGCAAGGGAATGAAAAAGATAAACCCTTTGCCTTGGGTTGGCGAAAAGATCTCTGGAATACCTAGAAGTAATATCAGACATTTTTATGATCAAAATGTTGATGATGCCATTGGGGAGATGAACAAAAACACACCCTATGAATATACCTCTCAAACTAGAGATATGCTTGAAAATTACCTTAATAAAAACAAGGATGAGGCTACAGAAAATTTGGTTAATCAAATTGATTCAATCGGTAGGCCTATAAACATGAAGCCCGCCAAAGGAAGTTATGAGCTTCCTCAAAATAGAATTATCAATGATGACATTGTAACCAATGCTGACCAAATGACTTATGATCAGCTAGTTAATGCACAAAATAAATATTATGGCCTAGCTGATGAAACTGGGGACTTAATCCCTGATCGAATCAGTGCTAATAAGGCCTGGAAAATTCAAAAAGATTTAAAGCGAGAAGCTAAGTTTGGCTCAGATATGACTCCTGCTGATTATGAAGTTAAGGGAGCCGCAAGAGATTCATACCATAAAATAAATAAGGCACTTGACCGGGCTTCTGATGGGGCCACCCAGAGTGCAAAGGATAGGTTTAGAAACGCACTCGTTGCTGAGCAAGAAATGCTGCCTAAGATCACGGGAAAAACTCCTGCTGACTCAGTTGATAAGGCCTTTAAAAAGCTCTCAAACCTTGATCGACAATCTAACCTAATCTATGGAGCAAGGCTTAACAAGCTATCTCAGGAGGGTGCCGAAGCGGCTGTTGAGGGTGCTCCTGAGAAAAAGGGCTTGTGGGAAAAAGTATTGTCAGTTGGCAAAAAAACAGAGCCGTCGCCTAAGACTAATCCAGTTGTTGAAGAAGTTATGGACAGGGCTAATGTTCTCAATACCTACAAGCACTTTGGTGAAAGCCCTGGGATGACACTTTTTCAAACAATGAAGGATGGCAATAAGGTCCCGCTTTCGGTTGGCCTTGGGTTAGCTGGAGGGTATTCCACGGGTAATGCCGACCTTACTGGAAACAAAGCCGCTGATTATTTTCTTGGGGCTGGCGCTGGCGTTACTGCTGGGCAATTTCTAGGCTCAAAGGCAGCAATGAAAGCGTACATTCGTGCTATGAGAAAAGCCGGGAGAGCTAGGGAGCTTATCACTCCAAGAGACACAGGCCTTTATCGCGCCATAAAAACTGGTGGTGGTACTGAGTTGACTGATGACCTAGTTAAAAGCCGAGACGATAAACAGTAATTATTTACAATGTAAAAAGATATTTTTGTTTCTTAAGCTGACTGGTGCCAGAGTTTCTTCTCCCGCAAGGCTTGAGATAAAGGATATTAATTTAGAGGCCAGGACCATAGCCTTTAAAACCATGAAGGGCTCTAGGGCCGAGGTCAAGATTTATCAGTTTCCCATTCATGACAAGCTGCTCAGCTTTTTTTCAAAAAATTTTTCATTAGCTTCAACTAATCAGAATACCAAAGGATTTCTATTTATTAACGCTGCTGGAGAGCCCTTTAATGCGAAGCATTTCGCCAGTAGAATAAGAAAAGCCTTGTCCAAATCAGGGCTCAGAAATAAAACTAGAGTCAATCTTAACCTCCATGGGAAAGGCTCGTAAAATGAGCAAACAAACAGTAATTATTTTATTGCCAGCGCCTAACGAGATGCTCATCCGAGTCAATCTTGATGACTTTAGGAATCAGAAAAAAATGACCCAAGTCTATCTCAATCTAAAGTCGAGAATTGAAACCAATACTAGAAATTTACTTACTAAAGGAGCTACTGATGTTCATTCAGTCAACTAAGGGAGCTTCCTCCGAGCGCCTAAAAATATTAATCATGGGTCCAAGTGGAGTGGGAAAAACCTTCCTCGCGTCCACAATTGGTGAGCCCACTCTTGTGATTTCTGCTGAAGCTGGGCACCTTACATTAAACGAATTTGATCTTGATATGATCGACCTTTCTACTGAGAAAGATAAGGATGGAAAAATTGTCTGCCTTGATGAAGCTGGGAGATATCAAAAGCTCTTAAGACTTTTTGAGTGGCTTCAAACTGATGAGCCAAGAAAGAAATACAAGTGGATCTATTTCGACTCGATCACTGAACTGGGTGGGATTGTGATCCGAATGCTTGAAAAAGATTCAAGATACTCAGCCGCGAAAATGACCATCCCTCGTTATGGTGAGTACACAAAGAAGATGATCGCACTCGTTTTATCATACCGAAATATTCCCTTTTACAACATCGCATTCACAGGCCTTGTGGAAAATAAGGGTGATGATGGCGCCAAAGCGCCAGCGACAATCTTACTTCCCGGCACAAAGCTCCCTGAGAACTTGCCAGCTTTCTTTGATGAGGTTTTCTATTATGGAATCAAAAGAGACGGTAATGAGGATAAGCGCTACCTCCTAACCACTGCCACGGCTGAAGCCTACGCCAAAGATAGATCAGGAAAATTAAGTAAATTTGAAAAACCAAACCTTGCAGATATTGCAAAGAAGATAAGAGGAGAGAAAAATGTCAGTAAATAAAGTGATTTTAGTGGGAAATTTAGGTTCCGATCCTGAGGCAAAAACTTTTGATAGTGGAACAACTAACTGTAAATTCAGTATGGCCACTTCAGAAAAGTTCAAAGACAAGAGTGGAGAGAAGCAAGAAAAAACAACATGGCATAACGTTATTGTATGGGGAGCCATGGCTAATCCTTGCGAGAAGTATCTTAAAAAGGGGTCTAAGGTTTATATCGAGGGGAAAATCGACAATAGATCTTATGAAAAAGATGGGGAGAAAAAGTACATTACTGAGGTCATTGCTCAGAGCGTACAGTTTTTAGATTCAAAGTCTCAGGGCGATGAAGCGAGTTCTCCGCAAGCCACTAATGAAGAGCTTGGTTTCTAGAATGAGTCTTAAGGATTGGGAGGGGTTGCTCCCCGAGGAGAACAACGAAGCTTATCATAAGCGGGAGCAAGCCTCCAGTTCTCAGATTAAGTATATGGGCAAAAGTCCGTGGCATTATAAGCGAATTGTTATCGATGGTGAGAGTGAGTTTAGCGATGACATGGATTTTGGTACCCTTGCCCACAAGGTCAATCTTGAGGGTAAGTTTAGCGAACTTCTTGTTATGCCAAGCTCATGGGAAACCGTGGCTGACCAGAAAAAGCGCGGGGTTAAAGAGCCTATAAAAGTAGAAGATCAAAAGCTTGCCTTTAAAGAAGAGCATGGCGACATGATTGTTTCACAAAGTGACTACTTAAAGTTAGAGGGGATGGAGCAATCCTTTAGGGCTGATGATGTTGTGCAAAGTCTGATTTGTGATTCCAATATGGTCGAACAGGGGTTTGCTTACTGGGATGAAAACCATGAAATTGAGTGTCGCTTTCGTCCTGATATTGTTAATCTAGAAAAGGGCTATCTTGTTGATTATAAAACAGCCCAGAGTGCTCAGGCTCATAACTTTAAATGGTCCATTATTAAGTACGGATATCAAGTGAGTGCCGCCCATTACATGGCAGGCCTTGAGAGACTTTACCCCGGAAGAGTAAAGAAATTTTACTTTATCGTACAAGAGAAGAAACACCCCTACGCGTGCGCTACCTATGAGCTCTCTTCAACGGACCTAATGTTTGGAATGAACCTAAGGGATGCCTATTTAAAGAAGATTAAAAAACACACCAAGCTTGATTATTGGCCCGGATATACATCGGAGATTAGGCCCATTGAAGTGCCTGATACTGGATACGACATGGAGGAGCTCTTAGATGAGGCTTAAGAATTTAAACACAATGGTTTCTAAAAAAATCAATGACTCTGAGATCTCTAAAACTGATATGGCAAGTCAGCTTGGTATTTCTATTCAGGCCTTTAACTATAAGTATCAGAATGGAAATCTTGAGTGGAGTGAGATCTCTAAGCTTAAAAACCTGGGGCTTGATATTACTCTAAAGGAGTTTAGTGAAGCTATGACAAAGGACTTAAGCTCTCCTGTGGTGATAAGAAGGGCGCGTCTATGAGCACTCATCGTGATCTAAAAAGGTATGACTCATACTTGGAGGAGATACCCCCTCGTGTGCAGGAGGCTTGGCTAGAATACTATGGCTCGGCATTCTTGATAGATCATATCGGTGAAGCTCTAATCTATGATCTCTCTAATAAGAAAATGAGTCGAGATCGCGCAAGTTTCCTCACCAATTGGTTCATCAATGCCAAAAAGGAAGTCAGGCAAGTTACGGCACAATTGGTTTATGCCAGTGACATTGAAAAGAAAAAAAGTGACACGAAAACAATGGAAGAAAACGCGGGGTATTTCTGATGCTTCTTTATGCTATGCCAGAGAATATGAAACTTGATTCTACCTCCCCCTTTGTGGTGAGCATGGAAGATGCCTTAAGGATTAACGAATCTAAGGACTATGGGATCTTTAGGTGTGTTAATGAATTTGAAGGCAGGAGAAAAAAAGATTGTCTTAAAAGAATTACGGCATGGCACGTTGATATTGATAAGGGCTCAAAGCAAGAACAAATTCTAAAAATCAACAACTCCCCCATTTGGCCCTCCCGAATTGTGGAGTCTAAAAACGGCTTTCATATTTATTTTAATGCAATTGAAGCTAACCTTGGGCTTCATTCGAGAATCATTAAGGGCCTTAACGCTTTTTTTGAAGGCGATGAAAAAGCCAAGATGGTCACAGTCCTTTTAAGAGAGCCTGGGTTTTGGCACAAGAAAGACCCATCAGACCCCTTTAAGGTAGTTGAGAGATCAAACATTCCCACTCGGTACACTGATGAGGATATGATGTATTTCTTCCCAGTTAAAGAAAAGTATATGCCTGAGATTTCAAAAGAGTACGCCACAAGGCATGGAATGAACCTTAGTAAACTAAGTGAGTTTCTAGGTAACCTTGATCATGAGTGGGCACTTGGTGTTATTTCTGGAAAGCCCTGTGTTGGTGGTGAGACTTACACTTTTAAAGAAGTTGGAAATAATCACAAGAATATTTTTGTAAATGGGAAATCCACAAGCTGTTTCATAGATGCCGACAGGAAGATCGGTGCGACTCACGGGCCAACACTGTGGCAATGGCTTTCCTACTTTAACCACGACAACAAGACTATATACAGGATGTTAAGGGAGCACTTTGGTGGGGCAATCTGATGATGAAGTGCGACTGGCAAATTTCGATGGGTTTAAGTCAGCTAGGGTTTCTGGCAATGACATTAAGGCGCGTCTTGAAACGGCGGCTGACAAGGCCATCTTTACCGGGGTCAAAGTGATCGATGACGTGTTTGGTGGAATACTGCCTAATGACATTGTTTTGCTTGGTGCAAAGACAGGGACGGGAAAAACTGCTCTTGCCTCTCAGGTGGCACTCCACAATGCCCAGAAGAAAAAGAATGTCTATATGTACGCTCTTGAAGCTGAGCCTGAGGAAATTCAAATGAGAATCCTCTATGAGCTTTTGGTGCGTAAAGCTAGGGCCGTAAATCCAAGGAAGAAATACAACTATAAACACTTTCGCTTAGGTCGCTACAAGGATCTCTATGTTTACTATGATGAGTGTCTTGAGGAAGTGGATAATTTTGATAACTTAAAAATCTTTTATCGTAAAAATGAATTTGGCATTGAGGACTTTGTAAAGCTCACCATGAGTGTGCGAAACGAAGCTGACCTAATTATCATAGATCACATCCATTATTTTGATCTCGATGGAGCTAATGAGAATAAGGCCATGGGTGATGCAATTAAAAAGATCAGAGACATCTCACTTCTAACTGGTGTTCCGGTGATTATCCTGGCTCACTTAAGGAAATCTCAGGGCAATGAGTTTAAGCTTATCCCTTCTATTGATGACTTTCATGGCTCAAGTGATCTCTCTAAGGTTTGCACCAAGGGAGTGATCTTGGCCCCTGGTGGTCAGCGTGGGGATTCGACACGAACACTTTTTTCGTTTCCTAAGTTTAGGGGATTTAGTGCCCCATCAAAATATTTGTTTCGCTGTGATTACGATATTTACATGAACAAATATGACGAGGGTTATTCAATCCATAAATTTTTATACAACACCGTTAAACTTAATTTGGATGAGAATATAGTCGATCCTGAGGAGTTATCGTGGCTCGGTTAAATGAGGAAGAAATTGCGTGTTTAGAAAAAAAGACTGGATTCATTACTGTGACTCACAGGGTTGGATACGAGGAAAAAAGAATTTCAGTAAATGATTTAATCAAAGACTTTAGGGAATTAAAAAAGGAATTAGAAAATGCACAAAATGAAACCAATAGGAATGTATCTTCAGGAAATGAGAATGGAGAATAGCCTCACTCAGTCTGATGTTGCGAAGGTTATAGGCGTGAGCACTCCTCAAAATATTTCCAATGTGGAAAGAGGGGTGAGCCCCATTCCCTTTGATCACTTAGAAGAGTGGGTCAGTTTTATTGGAGCAAACAAGAATACTGTTATGAAGCTATTAATGAACAACTATAGAAAAAAAGTAAGAAAAGGACTTGGGTTATGATTAGAAATCAGGGAGGAAATATGATGGTCAGTGGAGCAATATTAATGTTGATGATGGGGTGTTTAGCTATGCTCTATATTGTTAAGAGTGAATCAAGAAAGCCTAGTGAGCAAACCATGGAGCTTGTGAAGTCAGTGGAGAGTGTGTTTGTTCACATCGGGGATATAGAGAAAACAGAAAAAGAGTTTAGAGAAAGAATTGAAGAGCTTGAAAAACAAATTGGTGGTTTTGATCGAAGGCAAGCTAGTGTTGAGGTGCAAATGCAGGAGTATGATGGCGATCTTGATCAGGCTCATGAGCACCTTTCACGCGTCCGGGAGCAACTTGCAAACATAAAGGATTATGACAAGAGACTGGCTACGGCTCTTGAGAAAAAGTTTTCTCATTTTGAAAAAAACATCAATGTTAAATTACATGAAACAAAGACTATTGGTTACGAGCGAATCGTTAAGGATTCTAAGGGCCGAAGAGTTAAGCAAATGGTTTATAAAACCAGGCCCTATACTCCTAAGGAAAAAGAGAAGAAATACAATATGCCTGGGGTAAAGGAATCAAAGTTTGCAATGGATAATGCTGGCTTGTGAGCACTCTAGCTGAGTATTTAACAACAGTTCTTAAAATAAAGAGAAACCTTGTCGGTAGGCTTTCCCCTGAGACAGATTATTGTAAAGGTTACAGCAAGGCTGTTGAGGACACGCTCGAACTGATAGAAGAGTATCAGAAACTAGAGGAATTAAGATAGATGGATATGGATTGTATGCCAAATAGATTGAGTGATTGTAAAAAAACCAGGAGTGCGAAAAGTGATGAGAAGTTTAGATTTGTTTTCAGGATATGGCGGAATCACTTTAGCCCTAGAGGAGTGGTGCAAGCCAGTTGCTTATGTCGAAATTGAAGAATACGCGCAAAGAATTATCGCAAGTCGAATGGCCGATGGAAGTTTACCAAGAGCTCCAATTCTTGCAGATGTCAAAAACATCGAAGGTCAGCCTGGGGTCTGTGACATCATTATTGGAGGATTCCCCTGCCAGGATATCAGTCTTGCAGGAAATGGCGGTGGCCTGGAAGGTGAACGCTCAGGATTATTTTTCGAAATCATACGACTCGTTAGCGAGTGCCGACCTCAATTCATTTTCTTGGAAAACGTCCCAGCTATCACTCTTCGGGGGCTTGACCGAGTTCTCTTGGAGTTCACTGCGCTGGGGTATGACTGTCGCTGGACAGTTGTATCAGCCAACTATGTTGGAGCCCCTCATAAAAGGGACAGATGGTTCTTGCTTGCCCACTCCAACAGCAAGTCCTTCGGGACGAAATCAACCAAAAAGCAAAAATGCAAAGATCCGTCCAAGCCTTTATCAAATGGCAAGGGAGTGCAGGCTTCCAACACCACTGGCAAGAGATCACAGGGGTTGCTCTGGAAAGAATCGCAACACCCAACAGCTTCCCAACTTAGTAGAAAAAAATGGTTTGAAGTTGAACCCGCGGTTTGTCGAAGCACTTATGGGGCTAGAGATAGGATGGACAGACTTAAAGCCCTTGGCAATGGAGTTGTGCCAGAACAAGTAAGATTAGCTTTTCAATATTTAATTAAAGGAGTGCGAACATGACAACAATTCAAATTGATTTATTTATGTTTGGCTGGGTATTGTATGAAACTTAGAATAGAAAAGAAGGGATGTTAAATGGAAGCTTTTACTAACACGCCAATAACTAAAAAAGAGTTTGTTAAGAACTTAAAGTGGCATCAAGAACAGGACGCTTTTGTTGCGGGGTCTTATGATACTGCAGATGGGCTTACCTTTAAAGGTTGTGCTGTTGGTTG